GCCGCCGAAGATCTCCACGTCTTTGACGAGTCCGCCGCGTTGCCGGTGACCCATCAGTTCGACGATCGCCCAACCTTCAAACGCGATCTCCATCAGACGTCCCCCCTCAATCTTGAGCCGAGCGGCGAATTCCACCAAGCTCGTTCCTCGCGCGGCACGCCGAGCCCGATGTCGCTGTCATCTTCGGTGCGCATCGAGCGATAGCCGAACTCGACGATGCCGCTACGCGTGTGCGCGTACGCGAGCACCAGCGCAACCGCGAAGTCGGCGTGGCGCTTCTTGCCGTCCGATCCAGTCGTGCGCACCGGAGGAATTTGCGGAATGCCGCCGAGCGTGCGCACGAGCGCGAGATCGTCTGCCAGCTCTGCGCGCTTTGGAATAAGGATCGCGCCGTCCTCGAACGCGGCCTTGAGCGGCGGAAAATTCTCCAGATACCAAGTCGCATTGAGCTTCACCTGCTCGATGCGGTTCATGCCGTAGCGCTGCGCGGCGACCTCGGCGAGGTAGGCGCCGTTGCCGGTCGCGTCCATCTTGCCGCCGATGAAACGCGGCAGCCGGTCGCAGATATAGAACAGCACCTGGCGCTGCTGCTCGAACGGAATGCCGCGCATCTCGACCACGAACGGCACCGTGCGCTTGAGCGTCTTGCCGATCTCAATCGGGCAGAATTCCGACAGGTCGGACACGCGCGCGAAATCATGACCGAAGGCGTGCTGCCGATCAGGGTCGAGCGCTTTCAACACCGGTTCAAGATGCTCTTTGCACCACGCCGCGATGTCGGCCTCGCGCTCCTCGACCCGCAAGCTAGTGAAGGATGCGGTCCGCTCCAGCTGTAGGACCGGAAGGTCGGGCAGCATGCGCGCCTCGACCAGCACACGGGGGAAATAGACGCCGCCGCCCTTCGAGGGAATGCAGAACAATTCTTCGTCGGCGCCCTCGCCATAGAACGCGATGATGCTCGCGCGCCAGGCGGCTTCGGCTTCCGGCGACCACGGCTTGCCGGTCACCAGGCAGATGCGCTGATAGAGTCCGTCCTGCAGCGCGTCATCGAAGGTGAAGCGTACGATGTTGTAAGGTTTGCGCCCGGCGCGCGCCTCCTGGATCAGCTTGTTGAATGCGTTCTCCTCGCCGAGGTGCGTGGAGATCACGAGCACCTTGCCGCCCCAAATCAAGAGCGCGAGCGCCGCCTTCATTACGCCTTCGACATCGTCGTGGAACGCCGCCTCGTCGATGATGACAAAGCCCTGACGACCGCGCAGCGAGCGCGGGCGCGAGGCGAGCGCAACGATCTCGAAGCCGGAAGCGAAGCGTATGCGGAACGCCGCGATGCTCTTGTCGCCGTCCTTGTCGTCGAACAGGAATTCCTCGATCGCGCCGGCCGCCTGGTTGAAGGCGCGCGCCCACATGGCGCAAACGTCGATGAACTCGCGCGCCATGTCGAGATTGTAGCCGATGTAGAAGGTGTCCATGCCGCCGGCGGCGCGCTGAGCTGCCGAGGTGAGCACCGCATCGGCCCCGACGCCCCACGTGGCGCCGGTGCGGCGCGACTTTTCGCACAGCGTGACCTGGTTGACGGCGGTCGAGGCGAGCAGACGCTTCTGATAGGGGAGCAGCACGTCGGGCAGGCTGTCGCCCTGCGCGGCGAGCACGGCGCTCGCCAGCATGCCGTCGCGGCGCACCTGCACCCATTCGGCCTCGGTGATGGCGCGCGGTGTTTCTTGGGCAACCGTCACCATTCGGGCAACCGATGCATCACATAGGCGCCGACGCCGGCGCCGACAAAGAACACCGCGATGAAGGCGAGCCACATCACGACGACTTGCCCCGCAGGTCGAGGCCGAGGATCTGTGCCTTGATCTTGTCGATCGCGTCGCCGCTCAGCCCGCGCGCCTGGCCGACCGCCTCTACCGCCTCCACGGCCTTGGCGCGGAATTGCTTTGTGATCTTGTCGCGCGTGCCGACCGAAAGCCGTCGCGCATTCTCCAGCTTGTCGAGCGCCACGGCGGCGTTCACCGCCATGTTCATCGAGACTTTGTCGTTGACCTGCGCATCGGAGAGAATGTCGAACACGATCGACTTCACCAGCTCGTTGAGCAGCAACCCGACGTCGCCCTCGGGCACCTCGTCCAGCTTTTCGGCGAGCACCCCCGCGATCTCGCGCGCGCGCAGGATCGCTTCGCCATGCCCGATCAGCCAGAGAACCTTACGGTTGAAGGCCGACTTGGAAAGTCCGCCGAGGCCTCGATCGGCGAGCCGCTTGTTAAGCTCTGCCAGGATCGCGGTCTGCGGCATGCGCCGCGCCTTGATCTCCTCGAACGCCCACGCGATGTCGGGCTCGGCCTCCTCGGGCAAGAGGTCGATCGACGACAGCCGGCCGCGGCGCGCCTTCGCCATGCGCGCCTCAATCCCGCGGGCTCGGCCGCTTCACGCCGGGAATGACGATCCGGTACTCCACGTGATCGCGCCCCTTGTCGGAGAGCAGCGCGATCTTCGACGTTCCGGCCTCGCGCAGCGTGACGGCGCCGACATCGGCGAGCCAGCGCAGCTCTTCGGCGAGCCAGTCGCGCGAACGGTTGATGCCGAAAGTTTTCAGCACCTCCTGCAGCATCGCGTCGTTGAGCGAGTAGCCGGGCTGCTCGGCCAGCTCGCGCAGAATGATGAGGCGCGCTTCCTGTGAAATGATGCCGCTAGTCATGATACGTTCGCCACCCTGTCGAGGATTGCTTCCTGCACGCGATCGGCGATCGCGCGGATCGGCTTGATGCTTTCGGTGAGCGCCTTCACGTCGCCGCGCAGCTCGCCCACCGTCAGCTCCAGGCGATGCGTCACCTCCTTGTCGGGCATATGCTCGATCTGAGACTCCGCGCGCGTGACGCGATCTTCCAGCCGGTCGATGCGCAGCTCGATTGCCTGCTTCGAGAGCGTGGCGTCGTTGTGGACCTGCGAGACGCTCGCCTCGATCGCGACGATCTTCTGCGAGTGCGCCTTGGCGCGATTGCCGAAGATCGTGTAGAGCAGCGAAGAAGCCGCGATCGCGATCGCGAACCACGGCGCAAATTCATTCCACACGCAAACTTCCCCTTTCGTGTCAGCGCGGACCGATCAGCTCGTCGCGCGGATCGGGCGGCGCAGGCGGCGGCACCGGCACGGTGCGCACGGTCGTCACGGTAGGCTCGACGGCAGCGGCCGGTGGCGGCTTGGCTGGCGCGGCCGCGGCGCTCGGCACGATCCATCGCTTCAGCCGTGTCCGCAGTGACACCTTCGGCGCACGGCGCGGCGGCCCGGCTTTCGGCTGCGCCGCGGGTCGCTGATCCAGCTCAGGCGGACGCGGCTTCGGCCGCTCCCAGCCGCAGGCGCCCACGCCGGCTTCGGTGGTGCCGTCCGCCCAGCGCTGATCGTACGTCGTCTTTCCCTTGACCACATACTCGGGCCGCGTGAACGCCTCACAGCTCGGATCGGCGGCGCGCGCGAGCTTGGCGCGGCACTCAGGGTCGTGCGCACAATCCGTCTGGGAGGACCTCAGGCTGCCACACGCCGCCACTGTCAGCGCAAGTGTCAGCGCGGCTGCGTAACCGACGAGCTTCATTGATCGCCTCCTGCTTCTTGGCAACGATGTCGGAAAGGGCTTGCCGATAGCCGCGATCGCGGCCTTCCTTCTCGCCGCGCACATAGCCGTGCGCGTCCCCGCGCTCGAAGCCGTGGCGGTCGATCGCGACGTAGAGACCGCCGAGCAGCGACGCGACGAGAATGCTGCCGCCAATCAGCATCGGCAACGAAATGTTGAACGGAAGCATCAGAGCAGCTCCCCGCGGCGATACTTCTGCACCTGGTCCTGCTCGCCATGCTTCACCAGCGCGAAGCCGAGCAGGCAGATCCCGGACGCGATGCCGAGCCAGCCCCAGACGGGCATCTGCGCGACGGTGCCGCCGATCCGTTCGACCAGGCTGAAGTCCGAGCCGATCTTCTCGTAAAGCCAGTTGAACGCCGCCATGAGGGCGGTACCGATCATGGTGGCGACGGTGACGACCTTCTGCCAAGCGAGCGCCCAGAGCGTTTGATCGTGCGGCGCCAGCTCATCCGCGGTCGCGTTGGCGCGCGCTTCGGAGACCGACGCCGGCGCACACTCGGGATCATGCAACAGCGCGAGCAACTCCGCCGTGATGCTCGCGTCCTCGGGCTGTAGCCGGTGGTCGTGCTTGAAGCGCACGATCGCGCCGCGCATGAAGCCGCCGTAGTTGCCATCAGCGCGGCCGACTGTGAAGTAGTTCAGCTCGCGCAGCCGGCGCTGCACGTACTCGACCGAATAGTCGCTCGGCGCGCTGGTGGGACGGCCAAAGTTTTCCGCCGCCGCGGATGCGATGTCCTCCTCGATCGGCGTCGCCTGCGCGAGCGGACGCTCGCGCGGAATGGGAATGGGCCGCCCGCCGTCGCCAAGGTCGATGGATGAGGCCGGCGGTGCCGCATCCAGTTCGGGCTCGGCAGCGTCGGCCCAGGCTTCGATGCCGCCACCGTCATCAAGACAGTACTCCGGCTGCATGCCCTTGTTGAGCTTCTCGCGCACCTTCGCGGCAGCTTCCGCCTTGGTCACCGCGCCATCGTGATTGATGTCGAGCCCGCGGTTCTGCGCGTACTGCTTCGTTTGGCCTTCGAACAGCACGTAGTCTTCCGATTGGCCAACCGCTTTCGGCCAAAGGATGACCATGTACACATCGGAGAGCGCGTGCAGCCGACCCGCGTAACGACGGAAGTACTGCGCCACATAATCGAGCTGCTGCTCGGGCGTCATCATCGCGAGCAGCTCTGTCGTCGTGCCCAGAGAGCGCGCCGTCTCGGGCATGAACTGGATGAGGCCGGTCGCGCCGCTGGAGCGATTGCGCACGCTCGCCGAGAACGTCTCGCCGCTCTCGAAGGCCATGCACGCCATCAGCCAGCTCGGGTCGATGCCGAGCGAAGTCGCGATCGCGGTTGCCTTGCGGGCGAATTGAGGGCTGACCTTGCGGCCCCAGGCGAGTGCGGCCATGCGCTGACGCGATCCCCGTTTTGCGTGACGGTGAACAGCGCGCCCGGCTCGCGCCGCTCACCAGCAATTTCGGGATAATTCGGGAACGGTGTTCCAGTTACCCTGACACGTGTCAGCCCACGGCTTAGAAGAGCGAGCCTTGGCGATCGTTCTTCTTCGCGCCGCCGCGGTGCGCGGCGCGGTGGCGATGCACGGCACGCTGCGTCAGCCCGACCGCTCGCGCAATCTCGGCTGACGACTTGCCGGCCTGGTCGAGCTTGTGGACATGCCGCGCGATCTCGCGCCGCATGCTGGGATACGCGCCGCCCGCTGCGAGGGGGATGACATGCCGGTCCCCGCCGAGCGTCGCACAGATCTTCGCTGCCGCCTGGGGACCGACCGCTTCGGTGAGCCAGTGGTCCTCGTCAGCCTTGGCCGGGATGTAGACCCGCGTGCCGCCAACGCGCGCCGAGATCGCGAAAGCCGCCGCCTCTCCGGCAACGGCCGCGATCTCGGCCAGCACGCCGGGGAGCGCGGCGGTCATCCGCGATCTCCCGATGAAGAGACCGCAATGGTTTCGGTGAGGGAGCCGCGGCGGCGCGTCCACACCACGCGCACCGTCACCTTGCGCCGACCGACACTCGCGATCGCATCCCGTTTCGCCGCAAAGCCCACCAGCATGAAGCTCTCGTTGAAGTCCTTGAGCACCGGGTGCCGCGCGAAGATTTCCCCAACCGGCAGACGCCCGCGGCGTGTTTCGCGTTTACGAGCCATCACTCGACTCCTTGCCGTTCATCGAGCCGATGAACATGGACGCGGCCCTGCGCACCTCCTCGAAGGCTGCCGACGATTCGGCGAAGCGAGCTAACGCCATCTCGAGACGCTGCAGTGCCGCCATGCTGCGTTGATGATCGACGCGGACCGTGCCGGTGCTCATTCCGGCAATCCGCCCGCGTGTCTCGGCGTCGATCCAGTAAGCAGCACCAGTGCGGCCGCGGCCGCCCGAATGAATGATCACGCCGTGAGGGCGGACCTTTCGCCGGAGCTTGACCATGAAGACACTGACGGCGTTGTCGGATGCGCCGCCATCGGGCCGATGATCGTAGAGCGCGGCATGAAGACTCTCTCGCGTGGCCGCGGGCCGCGCCACGAGCACGCCAAGGATCACGCGCTCGCTCCGGCTCAGATTCCAGCCCGGCAGCACCAGATCGGCGCAGCGCTCCGCTTCGAGCTGGCGCACTCGCTCGCGCAGCGTCTCGATTTGCGCGACGTGGCTGGTCACGCCCCCCCCGATCGAGCCGCGCTCGCTCATGACCAATTCCAGAAGCCTTGCGCGCCTGCGGCCGACATCGGCGCTTCGAACCGCCGCACGTCCGAGAGCGGCCATCCGTACATGTGATGGTCGAGCCGATCGCTGTCCGCGATCGCGTCGCGGAATAGGTCGAGCACACTGCGCGGCTCACCGAGCACCGCCGTGCCGAGCGCTGCTGCGAGCGGGGCGAGCTTCATCGCCTCATCGCGTTCCTGAGCATCGAGGCGGGCACGAAGGTGCGTCAGAAACGGCAGCGCAACTTTGTCATTGAGCGCGCTTTCGCCTTCGCCGATCCACCGCAGGATCTCGTCGATTTCTCCGATGCGCACCGGGCGCGCGCCGGCGTGGATCACGATGCGCTGCCCGCTCAGCTTCGCGAGGTGCGGCTTGTCCGCAAAATTCCACCGACGAAACTCGTGCGGCTTTGCGCCGAGGATGATCAGCGTCGCCCACGGCTGCCAGATGGTTAGAGCTTTCGTTCCGGCTGGCAGCTGAATCGCTGCACGCCCCTTCTCCGCCTCGTTAACGACGCGAAGCGCCTCACGATGGTTCTCGCCAGCGCGGCCGTCGCATCTATAAGACTCGTAGACGGCAGCTTGAAGCGGCTTCGGCACCATCCGCCAATGCCGCGCGCACATGAACATATAGTGCGGCACGCGGATGATGCAGTTTCCGACCGGGCAAGGGTGCGACACGCTCACGCCGCGTCCTCCCCGCTGTTCTGCGGGCGCGCGAGTGCGGCGCGAAGCTTTCGGCCGAGCGCGGCCGAGATCGCGTCGTAGTGATGTGCGTTGAACGGCACGGTATAGGGCGTGCGCGTGATGCGGTGCGCGAAGTCGAAGAAGCCGTTCTCTTCGACGGCCTTCAACGCGATGAGGCGCTGCCACTGCGCAATGGCGACCGAGCGGCGGCCGGCGAGCGGGTTGCCCTTGTCATCCTTGAGCCAGACGACGCCAGCGTCGCGCGCGAGCCAAGACTTGAGCGCCTCGACTGCCGCGCTGCCCTGCGCCGGATCGGTGAAGAAGCGTGGATGCGAGACGCCGGTCTGCCGTTCGAGAAACGACAGCATCGCGCGGTCGGTGTGGTCGCGCACGATGCCGAGGTTGTAGCCGGCGATCCAGAGCGCGCGCAGCTTGCCGCCGATCGGCGAGTCCAGCCCGGCGACCGCGCCGCCCTGGCCCGCGCTCTCCTTCAGCTTGTCGATCGCGCGCCGAGCGCCCGCCATCGTGAGTAGCTTTGCGGAACGGACGCCGCCATGTTGCTCGAGAAAATCGCGGTAGGTATCATCGTCCATGCCGGCCTTCTTCGCGAGCACGTGGATCGCGGAGATTTGGCCGGCGTTCGCCATCAGCTCATGCGCCATGTGAGACTCCCCGGTTGGCAGATGCGTTGAGATGGAAGGGGCAGTAGTGCGTGCGCGGGTCGGGCATGGTTTCGTCGGCGACCGTCACCATCACGCGGTCGAGGCCGCAGCACACGAAGTCGGCGCTGCGCGGGTCGCCGATTGGCCAGCGGCAGTGACGCTCCTCGGTGTCGAGGAACGGGATGCGGCGCGGCTCTATGCCGGCAGGGGGGGGTACGTCGCGAAAGGTGCGATCGAGGATGGTCGGCGGTCCCTTGACCCTGGAGAGACGATGCTCCGTCGGACGCGGCCCGTAGTCCGCCACGTCGACGAAGTTGTGAAAAGCCATGCGCTGGCGGCGAGGAACGATAAACGACCGCCGCGCACCCGGCTCGCGCGCGACGCGAGGCACTCTAGGCCTGCGCGGGCCGTATTTGGTTTGGCTCGGTTGTCCGCGTCCGGAGAGCCCGAGGCGATGAAGCTTCCCGATCACTGCATTGCGCGTGATGCCACCAATCTCTGCGGCGATCAGCGAACACGACAGCCCATCCGCCTGCAGCTGCTTGAGCTGCTCGACGCGATCATCAGTCCAGTTGAAATCAGTTGCCGCCGTCATGCGCCCTCCTTTGCCGTTGAGCGCGCGGTGTGCGCCGGGCGCGGCGTTTTTCGGTCTCTTCGACGCGGGACTTCACGACCTGCGCAAATCCTTCGCCGTAGTCGGCGGCCAGTTCGCTGTACATCAGCCAGCGCGTGGATGGATGCATGCGGCTCGCCTCCTTGATCAGAGTGTCGATGTTGCGAGAGGCGCTGTTCATGCCCCCCCCCGGTTGCTACGCGGCGTCATGCGTCACAGATCGGAAGAGCGTCGTGTAGGGAAAGAGTGTAGATCTCGGTGGTCGCCGTATCATTAAAAAAAA